CCCATAGCATTTATCATAACTGCACGGCGTTTTGGGACATAAGCGATACCAACGATTATCAGCCCAATCGTCCCAATCACCGCATTGAAGATTGATATGGGCGTTTATGATGTTGCTTACAGCCTTAAAATCGTATCTGCCTTTCAGTTCGATTGCTTTTGAAAATAATACTGTATAATCTTTCATAGCGTAATCCTATCTCTTTTTTCATAACAAGATAAATCCAATCAGAATTTGTAGTTGACAGCCTCGTCTTTTTTTCATTATATCACATCTCATCGAAAAATTCAATCCTGAAAGGAGCGTGATCCCCATGAGCATTTTCAAAGGACTTTTCAAAAGCCGAGATAAGCCTACAAACAGTTACGACAGCCCCAGCTACACCTACTTTTTCGGCAGAAGCACTGCCGGAAAGAGCGTCAATGACCGCACCGCAATGCAGCAGATTGCCGTTTATGCTTGTGTGAGGGTGCTGTCCGAGGCGATTGCACAGCTGCCGCTGCACGTCTATGAATACACCGATAAAGGAAAAGAGCGAGTGCCGAAGCACCCGCTTTACTTTTTGCTGCACGACCAACCGAACCCCGAAATGACATCGTTTGTGTTCCGTGAAACGCTGATGTCGCACCTGCTGATTTACGGCAATGCCTACGCACAAATCATCCGCAATGGCAGAGGTGATGTGATGGGGCTGTATCCGCTGATGCCGGATAAGATTAATGTTGACCGTGATGAGCGTAACAGGCTCATTTACAAGTACAGTCGCTATGATGAGCAGAATCCGAATTTTAAGGAACAGGGAGAAATTATTCTGCCTGCTGAACAGATTCTGCATATTCCGGGACTTGGCTTTGATGGTCTTGTCGGATATTCTCCCATTGCAATGGCGAAAAATGCCATCGGTCTGGCGGTTGCCTGCGATGAATACGGTGCGTCATTCTTTGCCAATGGTGCATCACCCTCCGCTGTACTGGAACATCCGGGTGTCATCAAGAACCCGGAACGTGTCCGTGAGGCATGGCACAGGGCATACGGCAGCGGAAATGCCCATAAGACGGCAATTTTGGAAGAAGGCATGAAGTACACACCGATTTCCATTCCCAATAATGAAGCACAGTTTTTGGAAACGAGAAAGTTTCAGATTGAGGAAATTGCAAGGCTGTACCGTGTGCCGCTGCACATGATTGGTGACCTTGACCATGCAACATTCAGCAACATCGAGCATTTATCCCTTGAGTTTGTAAAATACACCCTTGACCCGTGGCTCATCCGATGGGAGCAGTCGCTGATGAAAGCGTTGCTTTCGGATTCGGAAAAGGGACGATATTTTATTAAATTCAATGTTGAAGGTCTGCTCCGTGGCGATTATGCAAGCAGAATGTCCGGCTATGCGACTGCAAGACAGAATGGCTGGATGTCAGCAAACGATATTCGTGAGCTGGAGGATATGAATATGATTCCCGAAGAAGAAGGCGGTAATTTGTACCTCGTGAACGGCTCGATGAGCCGCCTTTCTGATGCGGGAATTGCTTATTCCGTAAATAAAACAAAGGAGGAAACTGCACAATGAAGAAATTTTGGAACTTCGTGAAAAACGAAGATACCAACGAAACAGAACTGCTATTCAACGGCCCCATTTCGGAAGACACATGGTTCGGTGATGAGGTCACGCCTGCCCTGTTCCGTGATGAATTGAGCAAGGTCAAGGGTGATCTTACCGTCTGGCTGAACAGCCCCGGCGGTGATGTGTTTGCCGCATCGCAGATTTATACAATGCTCCGCAGTCACAAAGGCAAGGTCACTGTGAAAATCAACGCTCTTGCTGCATCTGCCGCTTCCGTTGTGGCGATGGCTGGTGATGAAACACTGATTGCACCGACTGCAATGCTGATGATCCATGACCCTGCGTGTTTTGCATCCGGCAACAAGGCAGATATGGAGAAAGCCATTGAACTTCTTGAAGAAGTCAAGGAATCCATCATCAACGCTTATGAGGAGAAATGCCACCTCAGCCGTGCGAAGATTGCGAAAATGATGTCGGAGGAAACTTGGCTGAATGCGAAAAAGGCATTGCAGCTCGGTTTTGTTGACGGCATTCTGTTTGCAAAGGAAAAACAGCCTGCGAAAGAACCCGAACAGGAGGATTCTCCCGAAGAAACAGAGAAATCCGAAGAAGAGGAAGATACCGATGACGGCAGTGATTTTGATGATGAGCCTGCCGAAGAAAATGAGAAAAAGCCGCAGAGGGATGCTGCATCGATGATGTACACACCGTCCCACACTGCGGCTTCTTTCATGCAGAAAATTTCTGCGTGTGATAAATCCGTACCCATTGCACAGCTGGACAAGCGTCTGGCTCTGCTGAAATAACAAGGAGGCTGATATATTATGACGATTCAGGAACTGAGAGAAAAGAGAGCAAAAGCATGGGATACCGCCCGTGATTTCCTCGATTCCAAGAGAAATGCAAGCGGTCTGCTTTCCGAGGAGGACGGCAAGACCTACGATGCCATGGAACAGCAGATCGTTGACCTCGGCAAGGAAATCGACCGCCTTGAGCGTCAGGAAAAGCTTGCCCGTGAGATGAGTGCTGCGACCACAACGCCGGTTGTGACCACTCCCGGCACACACATCGACACTCCCGAAACGCCCTCTACTGCAACTGCGGAATACAGCAAGGCTTTCTGGAACAATGTCCGCAACAGAAACTTTGCGGATGTAAGAAACGCTCTGCAGATTGGCGAGGACACCGAGGGCGGCTATCTCGTGCCGGATGAGTTTGAAAAGAAGCTCATTGCAGCACTGGAGGAAGAGAATGTATTCCGTCCCCTTGCCACAAGAATTCAGACAGCTCACGGCGACCGTAAGATTCCCGTTATTACCCAGAAGGGCGAGGCGGTCTGGATGGAGGAGGAAGAGGCATACACCCTCTCCGATGACGCTTTCGGTCAGATCGCACTTTCTGCTTACAAGGTCGGCACTGCTATCAAGATTTCCGAGGAACTTCTGAACGATTCCGTTTTCGATCTGCCGTCCTACATCGCAAAGGAATTTGCACGCAGAATTGGCACAAAGGAAGAAGAAGCGTTCCTCATTGGTGACGGTAAGGGCAAGCCTACCGGTATTTTTTCTGCCACAGGCGGTGCGGAAAACGGTGCGACAACGGCAGGTGCAACAATCACTTTCGATGATATGATCGAGCTGTTCTACTCCCTCAAGAGTACGTACCGCAAGAAGGCGGTCTGGGTTCTCAATGAGCAGACCGTCAAGGCTCTCCGCAAGGTGAAAGACAGCAATGGTCAGTACATCTGGCAGCCGTCTGTGACTGCCGGTGTTCCCGACACAATTCTCAATCGTCCCTATGTGACCTCCGTCTATGCACCCACTCCCGATGCAGGCAGTAAAGCTATCGCTTTCGGTGATTTCAGCTATTACTGGATTGCCGACAGACAGGGACGTTCTCTTAAGCGTCTGAATGAATTGTTTGCGATGAACGGTCAGGTCGGTTTCCTCGCCTCCCAGCGTGTAGACGGCAAGCTGATTCTTCCCGAGGCAGTTAAAACGCTGACAATCAAGGGCACTTCTACCGCAAAGGCGTGATGTGATGATTACACTGGATGAAGCGAAAAATTACCTGCGTGTCGATTATGAGGAGGATGACAAGCTCATCCTCTCTCTTCTTGATACGGCAAAATGTCTTGTAAAAGATGTTGGGCGTATGGACGAGGAACGATTCACAAGGTTTGAGGATACAACCCGAACAGCGGTGCTTTTCGCTTTGGGGTATCTTTATGAGAACAGGAGTAATCCCGATTATCACGGATTGACGATGAGCCTGCGTTCTATTTTATTCGCACAGCGGGAGGGCATTATCTGATGGATTTCAGCAGAATGAATCAGCGTATCACATTCCTTGAAAACCACACAGCCATTGATGAAATCGGCAACCACACATCCCAATGGGATGAGGTATATTCCTGCTGGGCAAGCGTTACCATAAAAAGCTCTGCCGAAACCACGAATACAGGAGTCACACGAGAAATTCAGTCCTTGTCATTCGGGGTTCGGCAGTGTGCTTTTCTGCGGTGTGTGAACCCCACTACTCATAAAATTCTGTTCCGTGGGAGTGTATATGACATTAAGTCTGTGACTCCCGACTATCTGAAAAATGACTATCTCACCATTGTTTGTGAGGTCAGAAAGGCAGGCGGTGACGATGACATCTATTGACGACCTTGCCGATGAAATCATGGCAGGTTTACAGGAATATGCAGACCTTGCTGATGAAGCAATGAAAAAGGCTGTCCGCAAAACAGCAACCACCGTCAAGAAAGAAATCGCCGCCAATGCTCCGAAAGACAGCGGTGCATACAGCAAAAGCTGGACTGCCAAGAAAATCAAGGAAAACAGCCACACCTTGCAGATGACTGTACATTCCAAGAACCGCTATCAGCTGGCACATCTTCTTGAAAAAGGTCATGCCAAGCGTGGCGGCGGTCGTGTACAGGGCAAGCCACATATCGCCCCTGCCGAGGAGCATGGTGCAGAACTGCTTGAATCCCTGATTACGGAGGAATTATCGTGACATACGAAGAAATTAATGACATGATGGCAGAGATGGGATTGCCCTATGCTTATCACCATTTTGCAGAGGGAGAATCCCCACAACCGCCTTTTCTTCTGTTTCTTTCCCCCAGTGAGGATACCTTTTCGGCGGATAATATTGCCTATCACAGCTTTAAACAGTTGGATATTGAACTGTACACCGACAAGAAGAACCCAACACTGGAGGAAGAAATTGAAGCCGTGCTGACACAGCGTGAAATATATTTTACAAAAACAGAAGCGTGGATTGAGAGTGAAAGGCTCTATGAAGTGCTTTATGAAATGGATGCCTGAGTCCGAGACAGGATGCTGTACGAGGACGAATGGTATGCCGACATTAGATTTAAGGAGGCTGGTTTAAAATATGGCTAAAAACAGAAATAAAGTCAAGTTCGGTCTGAACAACGTCCATTGGGCAAAGATTATCCAGTGGGGTGTTGACCCTGACGGAACTCCCACTGTGCCTGTATACGGTGAATCGGTGCGACTGCCCGGTGCGGTGTCGCTGTCCATTGATGCGAACGGCGAAAATGAAAATTTCTATGCCGATGACAGCGTTTATTATGTCATCAACAACAATTCCGGCTATGAGGGTGACCTCGAAGTTGCTCTTGTTACCACGGAATTTGCCACCGAAATTCTGGGAGAAATCCTTGACAACAACGGTGTGCTTGTGGAGAAGAATGACGCAGAACCGTCGCAGTTTGCACTGATGTTTGAATTCAGCGGCGATAAACACAAGATCCGTCATGTCCTTTACTGCTGCACGGCAAGCCGTCCTGCAACGGAGGGACAGACCAAGGAGGACTCCACAGAGGTCAAGACGGAAACGCTGTCGCTGACGGCTTCTGCACTACCAACGGGACTTGTGAAGGCAAAGACCTGTGAAGCAACCGATGAAACGACATACAACAACTGGTACAAGATGCCGTACAACCCCG